GGCGTGTAGAGAAAGACGGGACAAATGGCTTAGTTCACGACAATAAGCCGATTGTCGTGTATAACGATTGAAGATATTTCGTTATCTTTGGTTGTGGTAGTACCTTTGGGGTACTATCGCGGGGTGTAGCAGTGGTAGCTTTTCACTTTGACTTGGTGAAGGTCGGTTGTTCGATTCAGCCCCCCGCAACTATTGAGTATTAATTTAAATTTGACACGATTATGAACATTCTTACATTAAGTATCAAACAGAAGTATTTCGATGAAATCTTGGCAGGAAAGAAAACCCACGAATACCGTGAAATCAGACCAACTAACGCTAAGAAGTATATCACTTACCTATGTGGCGGCAAAGAATATCCGGCTGATGCAGAACTGCCTGAAGAAGGTGAAATAGAATTAAAGCCTATCAAGTACGATGCAATCAAGCTTCTGACAGGTGCATATACAGGTAAACGTCCTTATATTATCGTTGAAGTGAAAGCAGCAGAAGCAGTTATTCTCACAGATGAAAACGGTAATGATATTGTTTACGAACATCAAGGCGAAGAGTATCTTGTTGCACAAATGGATTATACTTTGGGCAAGATATTAGAGAGGCATATAGATTGATTTGTTTAACTTTTAAAATAAAAAAGCAGAGTCGCAAGAAGAATTAACAGAGTAGCCGGGCCTCGCAGAAATATGAACGGTGCAGGGGCTGGTGGTAGATTGGTTGCCAGACGTAGCGGTGAAGCTGGTACATCACAGTTGGGGTCACGCAGACAGCGTTATAGTGACCTTCGTACTTCATTTGGTTTAAGTGGTGGCTAGCTATGAACAAAGTAGAACAAGCGAGCCAATATATAGACCTCATTCGGGTAAAATCGAATGAGGCTTTACTGTTTTTATCACTTGGTAAAGATTCGCTTGTTCTGCTTGATTTAATCTATCCGAAGTTTGACCGGATTGTTTGTGTGTTTATGTACTTTGTTAAGAATTTGGAACATATTAACCGTTGGATAAACTGGACTAAAGCCAAGTATCCGAAGATAGAGTTTGTTCAGGTACCACATTGGAACTTAACTTATATTCTTCGTGGAGGTATGTATTGCGTGCCTAATCCGAAAGTGAAACTATTGAAGTTGGCAGATGTGGTAAAGGCTATGCAGCTTAAATACGGATTGTACTATACATTCTTAGGCATGAAGAAAGCCGACGGTATGAATCGTAGGCTGATGCTGAAAGGATATGAGGCAAACGGTTACGAGAATAAGGGTATGGTTTATCCTTTGGCTGATTGGACACAAAAGGATATTCTTGCTTACATGAAGCAACACAACTTACCCGAACCAGTTAGATATTCATTGAAAGCCAGTTCGGGTGTCGGTTTTAATCTTGACTGTATGCTTTGGATGGAGAAGAATTACCCACAGGACTTACAGGGAATTTACAAAGTTTTCCCGATGGCTGAAAGAGTGCTTTGGGAGTATCATAACAAATAAAATTAATAGGAGGAAAGCCGAGTTAGAAGAAAATCAGAAGCCCAACTTGCAGAACAAGCAAGAAGAGTTTATAGCAACATCAATTGGAACAGAAGCGGTGCTTATGCCCGTGCATATAGAGTAAATCGTGCATATCAGAATGCAAGAGCGCAGCAGGCTGCAAGAGGTTTAAGCAATGGCTAACATGGAACTGAGTAAATACATAAAGAGTGAATCGGTAGAACTTAATCGTTCTGCCATTCACTTCGCTGATTATAATCCTCGAAAACTTTCTGATGAATCACGTAAGACACTAAAACGTGGTATCAAGAAATTCGGATTGGTCGGTGGAATTGTCGTTAATAAGCGTACTGGGCTTACCGTAGTCAGCGGACACCAGCGTTTGTCTGTCATGGACGAATTACAAAAGTTTCCCGATAACGACTATCGCATTCGTGTCGATGTCATTGACGTGGACGAACAGCAGGAAAAGGAGTTGAATATTCTAATGAACAACCCTAATGCACAAGGTTCTTGGGATTTTGACGCTCTTGCCCGTATTGTTCCTGATATTGACTGGAAAGATGCAGGATTGACGGATGCCGACTTGAATATGATTGGGGTTGATTTTCTTTTGCAGACCGAAGAAGAAAGCTCCATTGCTGACGAACTGGAAAGCATGATGTCGCCTGTAACAGAACAAAAAGAAGCCGATAAAGCCGCCAAACAGTTGGAACGTGCTGAAAAGGTAGCCCACATGAAAGAGGTCAAGCATCAGGTGAAAGAAAACGCACAGAAGCAAGCTGAGAACATGGATGCCTATGTGATGTTGTCCTTCGATACCTATGAAGCTAAAGCCGCTTTCTGCGAAAGGTTCGGGTATGAACCAGATATGAAGTTTATAAAGGGAGAAGTTTTTGATGAACAAGTAGAAAGAATAGATTAATTATTGGGAGGAAAGCTGAGTTAGAAAGAAAACATATAGCCAGTTATATCAGCAGTCCAGACGAATAATGTACAACGCTGGAAGACAATACGGGTTAGGTTCTGCAAGACAAAGAAACATAAGGGATAGAACGAAATCTATAATGGGAAGATATGCTGAGAAAATAGATAGCTATTTCTCAAAAAGAGGAGTTGATGTCTATGGAAACAAGCCAATTTCTCGCCGTGTATATATGGGTAACAATAACGGTTAAAATTATGATTGGCGATTTTATACTTTGGATAAGGAATGTTCTAAAGCAAAACCTGTTTTGTGTTCATCATTATGTTTGGAAAGGTAGTGTGATGTTCTCTGAGTTCAGGTATGAACAATGTGAGAAATGTGGAAAATTAAAGAAGTAATATGAGCAATAGTGAATCTCAAAATAGAAAAGGTAAAGGAGGAAGAAAGCCTAAGTTTGATTATACAAGCGAGGAATTTCTTTCTCTCGTGGAATCGTATGCCAAAAAGGGATTCACTGACAAGGAAATTGCTTATGCCATAGGGATTTTGCCTCAAACATTCTGCGAAAAGAAAAGTGAGTACACCGAAATATCCGAAGTCTTAGCGCGTGGGCGCGCGACAATCAATGCCACTGTAAGGGCTAAATTCCTTGCAATGGCTCTCGGTGGCATAAAAACCAAAAGCACCGTGGTAAGAAAGCTCCGTGATTCAGAAGGGAATTTGACGGGCGAAGATGAATTACAAGTAAGCGAAAGCGAGTTGGCTCCTAATTTGCAAGCAATGTCCGTTTGGCTGTACCACCATGATGAAGATTGGAGAAAGATTGAGCGCAAACAAGATGAAGACGCTGATATTCCAACAGACATAGAGCATGGCATCAACATTGATTCTTGGATTAAAGACAAGCTGAAATGATAGTACCTCAAGAAATTTACCATCCATTATACGAGGATAAGGAAAAATTTATAATTCTTATTACCGGTGGGCGTGGTTCGGGAAAGTCTTTCAATGCTTCTACCTTTATTGAGCGGTTGACTTTTGAAATGACTCCCGTAGAGAAAATAGTTCATCAGATTCTTTACACCCGTTACACGATGGTTTCTGCCGGTATGTCTATCATCCCCGAAATGATGGAGAAGATAGATTTGGACGGTACCACGAAATATTTCAAGACCACAAAGACGGACATAGTCAATAAGATGACTAAGAGCCGTATCATGTTTCGGGGTATCAAGACTTCTTCCGGAAACCAGACAGCAAAACTGAAATCCATTCAAGGCATTACGACTTTTGTCTGCGATGAAGCGGAAGAGTGGACAAGCGAAGATGAGTTCGACAAGATAATGCTCTCCATTCGCAAGAAGGGTATTCAGAACCGAATTATCATTATAATGAACCCATGCGATTCCAATCACTTCATCTACAAGAAATACATTGAGAAAACTCACAAGCTGGTAGAGATTGACGGTGTGCAGGTTCAGATTTCCACTCATCCGAATGTGCTCCATATCCATACTACGTATTTTGATAACTTGGATAACCTTTCTCCTGAGTTCCTGAAAGAGGTGGAAGATATAAAGGTGAGTAATCCTGAAAAGTATGGTCATGTGGTTATCGGCCGGTGGGCTGACGTTGCAGAAGGTGCTGTGTTCAAGAAGTGGGGAATTGTGAAAGAGTTCCCGCAGGAATGTAAAAAGGTAGGAATAGGGCAGGACTTCGGCTTTACTAATGATCCTTCCGCTGCTGTAAGATGTGGCATTATTGATAACCGTTTGTATGTTGATGAACTTTTCTATGAAACGGATATGCTTTCGTCGGCTATTGCCAATAGGTTAAAGCCTTTCTCTATGAAAGTTTTTGCCGATTCGCAAGACCCTCGATTGATTCAAGAGATAAAGAACAGAGGCGTGAATATCTATCCGGTAGATAAGTTTCCCGGCTCCATCAAAGCGGGTATTGATAAGATTAAAGACATGGAGTTCTTTGTAACAGAACGCTCTTACAATATTATTACTGAACTTCGGAAATATGTTTGGGATAAAGATAAGGATGGAAACTACATCAATGAGCCAGTAGATGAATATAATCATTTGATGGATGCCATTAGATATTATGTATTGGGTTGTTTGCTTGGACGCATTTTGAAGCCGAAAGATTTAACTGGAATATTCACACACTAAAAATATAAGCTATGCCATTGAATTTAGAAGAAATATTAGCATTGCCCGATATCGGGCAGAAGATAAACTACCTGAAGAAAGGTAGGAAGACTGAACTTCCCGACTGTTGTAAACTTTGGGACGATTGGAATCCGGAACGCCATGAAATTATGGTTGACAAAAAGAAGTATCCGGACAGAAAGGTTCTTGAAAAAGAAGCTGAGAAGCACTTCGATGAAAAAACTGGTAAGACTTATGAAATCGAAGCAAAGTATAAAACAGAACCAGTGAACCGTATCTCCATTCCATTGGAACAGGATATAGTGAACATTCAAACTGCTTTCACGGTCGGCACAGAACCGTCTATGGATTGCACTCCGACTGATGATGATGAAAAGAAGCTGCTGGATGCGGTAAAGGCTGTATTTAAATCCAACAAAATCAAATACCAAAACAAGAAGATTGTCCGTGCCTGGCTCTCCGAACAAGAAGCGGCAGAATATTGGTATGTTACCGATGATGATTCGTTTTGGGCGAAGTTCTGGAAAAAAGTAAAGACTACATTCGGAGGCAAGGTAAAGCCCACCAAGAAACTGAAAAGTGTGTTATGGTCTCCGTTCCGTGGGGATAAGCTATACCCGTTCTTTAACGATGAAGGTAAGATGATTGCTTTCTCACGTGAGTACAAGAAGAAGCTCATGGATGATTCGGAGATAACTTGCTTTATGACTATCACGGACAAAATGGTTTATCAATGGGACTTGTCTAAAGGGTATGAAGAAAGAACGCCTTTTGCTCATGGATTCTCCAAACTACCGGTTCTCTATGCTTATCGTCCTGAACCTTATTGCAAGAAGATAAAGACTTTTCGGGTCCGGTTGGAGAAACTATTATCCAATTATGCTGATTGTATAGACTACCATTTCTTCCCACTATTGAAGCTAATTGGTGATGTAGAGGGTTTCATGGGTAAGGTTAAGGATAGAATGGTCAAACTTACAGGTGAAGGTGCGGATGCCCAGTATCTGACGTGGAACCAAGTTCCGGATACGGTACGTTTTGAAGCAGAAACACTCACTAATATGGCTTATGATATGTCAAACACTCCAAGAATATCCTTTGAGACGTTGAAGGGGGTAGGCAAAGCATCAGGGACCGCTTTCCGCTTTATGTTCAT